GTTGGGACTCCTTATGGGATCGGGGGGTTCAGAACGGGGCCCAAGATGGACACCGTCAAGGCCTCGTATGTGGCCTCGGTCCGGGGAGTGTGCGTAGCACTATCCCGGGGGAAGGTGCGTGCCAGGCGCCTGCTGATGTCCAGCAGAGAGATCGGCATGCGAGTGCCCTTGCGGGTGCCGTAGTTCGTGAAACGAACAGGCCAGCGCTCGAAGGACAAAATGGCTCCTACGGAGCCGGGGGAGACGATCTCGGGGACGTCTGTGATGGTGCACTCGATGCCGGTGACGACCCAGTCCGAGGGGACTTGGGATTCACCAACGACGTAGACCGCGGGGATGCGGTCGCCGGCAGGCATCGTGTAGTAGCCGGGCCAATTGGCCTCGGGGCGGAGCGTGGTTCCGTTGGCCTCGTAGAGGTCGAGGATGTGGCGCTCGATGGTCGTTCGCAGGTGAAGAACGGCTGGACAGGCGGTCGAGATCGTCATTGCTGCTCAGCGCGGAGGGCGTTGGTCAGCAGTTGGCTGTACTGGGCTGCGGCCTCTTTAAGGGGGGCTTTGGTCCAGGGACGACCGGGGAAGCGTTGGCCAGAGATGGCTACGCCGCCCTCGTGGACTTCGGCGGCGTATTCCACGGGCCAGGTGAAAGTAACGCTGCCATCGGAATTGACGGTGCGTGTCTGGCTGGCGCGGAGGCGGCCGGTGTCGACGATGTCCCGCACAGGAGGCGGGGTGGGGTACTCCCACTTCACGGCGGAAATTTCCGCGGTGAAGCGAGTATCGAGCCAACGAGAGAGTTGCTGGGTCGCTTTCGCGGTAGCGGCTTTCAGTTGTTGGTCGAGGGGGCGCCTAGCCATGGTCAGGTCCTCCGATGACGCGGAATGTGCCTTGGATGGACTGACGGATGTCGATGTAGGCAGCGCGATCCATGTTGAGTTCGAATACGAGCTCAAAACGGCCGCGATAGCCGTTGATCACGGCCTCGGCTTGGCTGCCGTTGGTGATCCGGGGATCTAGGCGGGCCGGGCTAAGGAGGCGCCCCTTGCAGGTGTAGAAGGTGTTGTCGACGCCGCTCTGCGGTGTCCAAGCAGGAGCTTGGAGGCTGAGAGCGGCTAGGTATTCGACAACGCTGCGCTTCTGGACAGCGTTTCCGGTAGTTGGATCGACTGTGAACGTGGTGTCCCCAACCTCGAACGCGAGCTCGGCGTTACCCCAAGGGGCGTAGCTGGCGATCGTGGCGGCGGGGACAGCCATAGTTACAGAGCAAACCCAGAGAGTGGAAGCGAGCCTTTAAGGCGCTCGTACTCCTGGCCGTACAGGCTGGCGTTGAGACCGGTGCCCAAGGGCTGTCCAGACTGGCTACCAACTTGTAGGCCTACCTGCATGATGCGAGTAGAGAGGATGTGAGCCGTCAAGTTACTGACGGCCTCGGTGTGGATGGTGCCCCACTGGACAGCCGGTGTGAATCGGCCGGCCTCTAAGAGTGCACGCTCGACTACGGGGAGGGAAAGCTCACCGAACTCGGGGAAGCGATTTAGAAACTCGTTAGAGGTGGGGACAGCCATTAGCCATTACCCTCTGTGATCGCGGAAATGCGCTTGCTGATGGCGTTGCGTACGCGAATACGCTGCTCACCGTTCTCCCAGCGTTGAAGCTGGGCGACGTCAAAGCTGTCCTCAACCAGGCGCATGGCCTGGGTGACTGGCATGTCGGCGATGCTGTCGACAGCCGCGTAGGACGAGTCCTGGACAAGGTTCTGCTCGGTTTCGACGCGCAAGGCGCCGAGTTTGAGCAGATTCTTAACGACGTCGTAGTTCTCGATTTTTTCCCAAACGTCCTCGGGGAAGTCACGGTTGACACCGGCTTCCACTTGGATGTTTTCGGGCTGCCCCTTGGTTTGCACAAAGGAGAAACCAATCGTGCACTCTTTGTCCATGGGAGGACTTTCGAGTTCGGGGCGGTAAACGAGGATCATGATCGGAAAAGTGAAGGAGCCAACAGAGCAAGCGCAGTGCTGCAGACCTGAATCAGGCCTTTTCGAGCACGAGGGCGCTCTTGGGGTAGTAGAGCGCAAGGCCACCGATGCGAGCGTGAGCTGCAACGGAGAACTCAAGGGCCTGACGCAGGGGCGGCAGGAACTCGAGAGGCTGGGGCACGTGGAGCTGCAGCTTGTCGGGGCTGCGGTCGTAGGTGATGATCCGGTCCTTAGACAGGGCGCCGCCGGACTTGGAAGCCTCGAGCTCGTTGATGGGCTCGATGGCGGTGATCATCGGGTTGGTGCGCAGGAAGAACTCCATCACCGTGGTGTCGGAGGTGCTGCTGCGCGGGGTGGTGGAGATGATGCGGTACACGTTGTAGGGCACCAACATGGTGTTGGGCATCTCCTTCATGTTGCTGTTCTGCACGAGCCGCGTGGCGGGCTCGTTGAGCAGTTGCAGCATCTCGTCGGTGGTGATGTCCACGGTGTCGAACCAGTGGTCCGGCACCAGCTTGTCCACCTGGTTGTTGTTGAAGAAGCCCTTCATGCCAGAGGGGGCATCGCCGAAGTAGGCGATTTCCTGCACTTTCTCCTCGTAGGCGCGGCGCACGGCGTTAGCACGGCGCTGCTCGAGGTTCATGCCGGGCACCATCGAGGCGGCACGGGTCTCCTGAACGGTGTAGGCGAACGAAGCACCGAGGCTGCGAACCGGGTGGGTGACTTCCTTGCGGAGCACGTCAGCGCGGGGCAGGTCTTGGGCTTTGTCGCCAATCACCTTCATAGAGCCTTGCTTGTCGAAGACTCGGTAGGTGAAGGAGTCAGCGCCGGTACCGACCTCGGTGGAGACGGGGATAACGGTGCTGTACTTGATGTCGGCGTATTCGACCTCGAAGGCGCGGGCGAGGATTGTCTCCAGCTCGCGGGCTAGGAAGACGCCGACCTGGTCGTTACGGATTTCAGTGGTCATTGGTAATGGCTCCGTGATCAGGTATCGGCGGTGAAGGTGACCCCAGGGATGTCAATCTCCAGGAGAACCAGGCCAGCGCCGCTGGTTTCAGACAGCCAACGAGCGCCGCCGGTCAGGGCAAACGTTTTGTTAGCGACTGCGGTTTTGGTGAAACGACCGACGTAAGCGCCGGTGACCGTGGCGGAGTGGTCGACACCGAAGAAGCGCACGGCATCACCGAGGGCGATGGCGGCGGTGCTATACACCCAGACGACGCCTTTGGAGACGACGTTCATGGCTTGTCCGTTGGGGTAACCCGCGCGGAGGGAGCCATCACCAATGATGTTGGTGGGGTTCGGGGTGTAGGAGCCGTTGGCACCGGGGACGCCCTCGAAAGTGAAGCTGTCGACAGCAAGACCGACGACGCCGGTGCCGCTGGGAGCCAGCAGGACAGCGAAGGGGTCGTTGCTCGTGGGCGAGTTGTCAGTGGCGACCAGCGAGCCGAAGGGGATCGCAACGTCGGACTGGTTGTAGTAGCTGCGGGACACGTAGGCCTGCAGGTCAGCAATCATGCCTTCGTGACCAACGGTCAGCTCCAGGGGGTAGCTGCCTTGGGCACCGACAGGGTTGTTGACGGTGGTGGGGGTGAAAGAAACGGCCATGGAAGGTACTCCTTACTTGGTGGCGGTGAGGGGACGCTTCCAGGCATCGGCCGTCTTGCTGCGATAAGCAGTAACGGGGTCAGCGGAAGCAGAGCGGCCGGCACCTTTCAGTGCGTCACGCAAGGCGACAGTGCTGTCAGTGCGGTCGTCAGCGGCGTCCTCGTGGGTTTCGTCGCCTTCCGCGGGTTCTTCACCTTCGGGGGCGTCTTCGCCTTCTTCGTCCTCGGCATCGGCCCGAGCTGCGAGTACACCTTCGACCACGCCTTGGATGTAGGCGGGTTCGGCGTCTTCGCGGGGGGCGGAACCGGTCAGGTTCTCAAAAGCCTGGACGTAGAGGGTGCTGTCGTCGATGCCGTCGAACTTGAAGTCCTCGGCAAAGGCGGGGGCGAGGCGCTGGAGCGTCGAGAGACGGGCGGCGACCAGTTGGTCGAGCTCGGCGGTGTCGATGCGTGCGTCACCTGAGGTGGCCAGTTGCTCTTCGAGAGCATCGGCGCGGCCTTCAGCGGCCTCTTTTTCGTAGGCCAGGTTGTCGAAGTCGGCCTGCAGAGAGTCGAGCTTGGTGGCAAGCTCGTCGCGCTCGGTGGTGAGAGCTTGCAGTTGGCGCCCCATGTCCCGTGAGTAGGACTGGACCGCGCTGGCTGCTTCTGCGGGCAGATCGATCTCCAGGCCGTCGAGTTTGACGGTTGCCATAACGGGAGATGCAGTTGAACTGGACTGGGGCGCCATTTCGTGCTCGGAAGGTTCGGCTACAGCATCGGCTGCATCCATGCGATCAAGCAAGAGTCGTACCTCCGGGCCAGCCCGGCCGCGGGGGACGATGGCGATGTGGTTCACCCGGATGTTGCGCTGGATGCCGGAGTATTCCTCGCCCTCGGGGGTGAAGCCGGGGGTGGGATCAAAGTCGACTTTGTAGCCGGCTGAGACCTCGGTGGCGTCCTTGCGCTTGATCTTCTCGATGGCGTCCTGGTCAGTGACGACGAGGGCGACTTCCACAAAACCGTCGTTGTACCGAATCTGGCTACCGGAGTAGCCGACTTGGTACTGCTTGGTGTTTGCTGAGTCGAGAAGGACGGGTGGGTGCCCCCACGTTGCGGGTTTCATGCCGAACGTGGATAGGGATTCCGGGTTGCTCACCTCCTCAGGGGGGCGATATTCCCGGACTTGGGAACCATCAGCGCGGCGGTACAACTGAGTACCGGTACGGGCAGCGCGACACCAGACCCTTAGGTAGCCCTCAGGGGTGGTTTCGCTGCCGGTGATCGGCGCAAAGTCGTACCG